GTAATTTAACACCAGATACCGATGAATACAAAACGTGTAAGTTTAATATGGAACGAGCGGACACTATACAACACGTCATCAAAATTCTGCTCAATTCTATCTACGGGGTTTTTGCTAATAAGTTTAGCCCTATTTGTGATAGTGATCACGCTGGTAGTATTACCCTTACTGGTCAGTCGGTGGTTAAGCAAGCAGGTATCATCCTTGATACATACGCTAAAGAAAGATACGGTGTTAACGTTTCTCTTAATATATATGGCGACACTGACAGCACTCATGTTACTATTCAACCGATTGTTGATAAGCTTAAGATAAAGTTATTTGCTAACGGTAAAGTAACATCAGAAGGTATTGACTTAATCGATAAAGAGATCGGTACATACTTAAACGGTGAGATTAAACGTTGGTCTGCTTCTGAGTTTAAATCTACTGACCCTCGTTACTTCTTTAAACGTGAATCCATTTGTGATGTAGGTGTGTATTTGCAGAAGAAACGTTACATTATTCATGTACTAAACGATGAAGGTGCAAACGTTAGTAAGTTTAAATACGTTGGTGTTGAAATCGCTAGATCTACTACGCCGAAGAAAGCAAAAGAACTGATTAAGAAGGTTATTGAGAACTCTTTGTTAGGTCAGGATCAAATAAAGGCAAATAGTCTTTATAAAGAGGTTTATGATGCATTTAAAGTACTTAACGTAGACGAAATTGCTATTCGTGGTGGTCTTAGTGATTTAGAGAAATACGAAGTCAAAGCAGATGGTTTTAAGGTAGGTACAGGTACCCCTAATCACGTTAAAGGCGCTATTTGGTATAATCAGTTATTGAAGCACTTACATTTAGAAACGAAGTATGAACGTATTACTTCTGGTGGTAAAGTAAAGAAGATTTATATTGCACCAAACAAGTACAATATCGATACTCTTTGCTATCCTTACAACTTTCCACCCGAATTTAATGAATTTCAAGTAGATTATATTGAAATGTTCAATACAATAATAAAACCGCCTATATTAGCTGTGTATGAAGCTATTGGATGGCGATTACCAGATTTAACTAACGAAGTAACAACAGACCTATTCGACTTATTCACATAATATGATTAAAATATCTCACGAATCTCCTTTAAGTATGCTCGAAATTTCTCGTACATACAACGACTACTGCTATGCGCTCGTGCACCTCTTCGAAACTCACCCGCAATACTATAAGTTCTTTGAAGATAGTGTAAAAGGTGGTAGACATGTTCTATTAGATAACTCTATATTTGAGTTAGGTACTTCTTTTGATCCTAAGCGTTATGCTCATTGGATACAAAAGCTTAACCCTACAGAATATATTATACCAGACGTATTAGAAGATTGTAACGGTACGATTGAATCTGCTAAGAAATGTTTATGGAGAGAATGGGACTTTATTAATAGTTCTAAGACTATCGGTGTGGTACAAGGTAAAACTTACACAGAACTAGTTAAATGTTATGTAACTTTAGATCAAGAAATCGATGTAGATAAGTTAGCTATTTCATTCGACTATTCGTATTATCTTAAACTATTCCCACACCCTAACAAGTGGGTATCCTATATGATGGGTAGAGTAATAACTTTAACTCAGTTAATGAATGACGGCATTATTAATAAAGATAAACCTCACCATTTACTAGGTTGTGCACACCCTAGAGAGTTTAGTTTCTATCAAGGACCTGAGTATAGTTGGATAGAAACGCTAGATACTTCATCTCCTATTGTGCATGGTATTAAAAGAATAAGATATACTGATGCAATAGGTAACTGGAAGAAAGAGTCTACTAAGCTTGTAGATCTTTTAGACGTGGTGCCAGACGAAATACAAGAAAGAATCATTGCAAGTAATCTGATTCAGTTTAGAAACTATGTTAATGGATGACAACATTAGAAGCTATAACCAATTCTGTATATGCTAATTATCCCCACCTCTTGGCAAATAATATTTCTATTAGGGATTATTGTTTTTGGGATTGTATTCGTAATCAAGAACTCCCGGTAAGAGAACTTGTTGACGTCAAACCTTACCTAATAAAGCACGGTATTGTTGACTTTACGCTTGTAATTTTCTTTAGTGATAATACAATAGGTTATCGTCTAAACATATGAAACGTACCTTAATCTGGAAAACCTTTTTCTCTCAGAGTGGATCTGAGATATACGAGATATCTAAAAATATCGGCAGGTTTCCTGATGCAATCATAACTAATAAAAGTTTTGATGAACTAGATAAAATTAATCCTAATCTTCTAGAAAGCTGTTTTGAGCGTTTTATATTTTTACCTAAGAAACCGACTGTAGAAGAATATAGAGAAGCTATTAGAAATGCTGATGTTATTACACTTCATGGTTATCTCCGTATACTACCACCGCAGATCTGCGGTAGATACAAGATATACAACGGACATCCAGGTCTTATAACTAAGTTTCCTGAACTAAAGGGTAAAGACCCGCAAGCTAAAGTGTGGTATAAGCATTTCGAAAAGCCATATAAGCTACACGGACACGTTATTCACGAAGTAATACCTGAAGTAGATGCTGGTAAAGTGGTGTCAGAGAAAGAGTTTTACAGCAAGAATATTTACAATGAATTTAATAGTTTAGATGACTATATCGGTAAGTTGCATAGAGTAGCAATCGAAAATTGGGTTGGCTTTATGCGCAAAAGCCTATTAAATAATAAACTATGAGAACAAACTATAAAGCTGCAATCTGCGGCGCTCATTCACAAGGTAAAACAACGTTAGTAAAAACTCTTAAAGATGATATTACTATTTCTAGTGATTATCATTTTTCGTTCAGGACTAATCTCACTAGAGGTTTAAAAGAGCTTAATGTACCTATAAATGAAGGTGGTACTTCGTTGACTCAATACTTGGTTATGGCTAGACATTTAGAGTACGGTTTAACTCCAGGTAACTGGATCTTAGATAGAGGTGCTTTAGATGGTATTGCATATACTACTTATTTTTATGAAAAAGGGCAGGTCAATAAAGAAGTGTATCAAGCAGCTTTATCTGTTTACGAAGAACTACTAAAGGTTTATGATAAGATTTTTTATGTTGTACCTGAACTAGAACTCAAAGATGACGGAGAAAGAAGTGTACAAAAAGAGTTCTTTGATGGTGTAGTTAAACAATTTGATTTTTATCTTAAACATCATTCAATGCCTGCTAACAAACTTGTTTACGTGATGGGTTCAGTAGAAGATAGAGTTAAAATTGTAATTGATAATATAAAGAAAGATTTCACCAATGAGCTATAATACTAATAATATTGACAAAGTACTTGGTCAGAGAGTAGACTCTCCTACCACTTACACACCAGAGATTTTGGTGCGTGAAGAGCGCCAACGCAACCGTACCCATCTTGATCTTAAGAATGGTTTCTTACCTTTCGTAGGTTATGATATTTGGAACGGTTATGAATGTAGTGCATTAACAGATAACGGTTTACCTGTTACTTGTGTTGCTAAAGTAGTTTATTCTGCTGAAAACGATTTCATTGTAGAGTCTAAGTCAATGAAGCTGTATTGGAACTCATTTAATATGCAGAAAATGGGTAAGAACACTAAAGAAGTACTTAAGAACATTAAGCAAACAGCTTCTAAAGACTTATCTTTATTATTAGAGACTGATGTTAAGGTAGAACTATTTCCTCAAGTATTAAACGGTGAAAACGACGGTCAACGTATGAACTGGCAGTTAAATTACGATGAAACAGTCTGGCCTGTACTAGAAAAGACTAAAGGTGCAGAAAAGATTGAGTTTACTGTATTTAATGAAGATGCAAAGTTACTACAAGTAAACGATCAAATTACTGATGTTTCTTATCGTTGTATGAGTACCTTGTTACGCTCTAACTGTAAGATTACTAAGCAACCAGATTCCGGCGATATTTTCATTTACTATAAAGGTTCTAAGGCCGTTACAGAAAAGTCTTTATTAGAATGGATCGTGTCATTCCGTAATGAATGTCACTTCCACGAAGAAATCTGTGAAGCTGCTTACAAACGTCTTTGGGACTTACTAGAACCAGATGAACTATTAGTAACTTGCTTCTATGCACGTCGTGGTGGTTGGGATATTGTACCAACACGTGCTTCAAGTAAAAAACTCTTGGATAAAAATCTTATCAATGCAAAGCACCCTTATTTTAAGTTTCCTCGCCAATAACCTTGATTAAAACAAAAACTATATTAATATAAATTATATGACTAAAGACCAAACTATCGTATTCCTAGACGGCATTCAACGCACCATTGTTGCCACTTTCGTAGAAGAAAGTGATACAACAATTACTGTTACTAAACCAGTTATCCTTAACGTATCTCCTACTCAAGATAAAAAGCTCTCTGTACAGCTTTATCCTTTATTCTTTAGAGAATTTTCATCTAACCGTGATCAATTTCCAAATTGGACATATGCTAAGTCTAGTATTACAATGAGTGATGCTCAAGTTGAAGATAACTTACAAGCACAATACACTCAAATGTTTTTAACTACACCTACCTCACCGGTAACTAATTCAAATACACCTGTAGTTAAATTATTTGACGAATAATCTATATGGTAAAAAAATCTAACAACGAAGAGACAAAAGCCTCTTCAATGAAAGATATCTTTGAAGCAGTAGATGCACTAAATGCAGATGCGTCTCTGCTTTCAGATGATAACTCTCTTTCCATTGTAGGCGACTGGATTGACACTGGTTCTTATGCGCTTAATGCTATCTTTTCTGGATCTCTTTACAAGGGTATTCCTGTTGGTAGGGTTACTGGTTTTTCCGGGCCTTCCGGTGCGGGTAAGACGCTTATTGTTAATAAGATCATTGCGAACGCTCAAAAGAAAGGCTACTTTGCTGCTGTCTGGGATACAGAAGCAGCAGTAGATAAGCAATCTGCTGAAGGTGTTGGTATTGATCCAAAACGCTTAAAGTACTACCCAGTAGAGACGGTAGAAGATTGTCGTAACCAAATTGCTACATTCTTAGATAAGATTATTGCAGCTAATGACCCTAACTTAAAGGTTATTATTGCTATTGATAGTCTTGGTAACTTAGCAAGCGCTAAAGAGCTTCGCGACGTCACTGAAGGTAAGGATGCAGCAGATATGGGTACTAAGGCTAAGGCAATGAAGTCAATGATGCGCGCTTTAACCTTTAAAGCAGCTAAGGCTCGTGTACCTATTCTGTTTACTAATCACATTTATGATAACCCAACTTCACTCTATCCTGAATTGGTTAAAAAGCAATCCGGTGGCTCTGGCCCTATTTATCTTGCTTCTTTGTTGGTTCAGCTTGCGACTAGAAACGAGAAGATTGATAAGAACGAGGGACAAGAATCAATTGCAGTAGCTCATAACGTAAGTGGCGTTACATTATCAGCAATGACAGTTAAAAACCGCTTTGTACCTGCTTTCTTAAAGGCAGAACTAT